TTCACGAATGGGCTAAGGAACAACCAGAAGCAATTCAAGGTTGGATCTATGAAAACCCAAACAATGTTGCATTAGCGGTTAAAGCTATCGACCTTTATAAGATGGAAAATGGTATTAAAATTGGAAGTAAGCAGAAGACAAAGAAATCACAAGCCCCCAAATCTTCAGCGGCAGATATGGTGTCCACACGGACAACACAAATTGATGCTAAAGAACCAAAGATTTGGTCACAACGGGAAATCGCTAGGCTGTCTATAGCTCAATTCGATAAATACGAAAGTGAAATTGATGAGGCTATAATGGAAGGCAGAATAGTAGATTAATATAATTGTCTTTTTTAGGAGTAACACATAATGGCGTATAACGCATCCGACCAACTGTTTGAACAAGGTACAGACACTAACGGTAACTTTGGTAATTCGGTTACTGGTCAAACTAACAGCTTCTTCCTACCCGCAGTTTTTTCTAAGAAGGTTCTAAACTTCTTCCGAAAAGCTTCAGTAGTTGAAGCAATCACTAACACTGACTATAGCGGTGAAATTTCTTCTTTCGGTGACTCTGTAAAGATCATCAAAGAGCCAGAAATCACTGTTTATACCTATGAACGTGGCGCTGACGTAACTCAGACTAAGCTAACTGACATTGAAACTACTTTGATTGTAGATGTGGCTAACGCATTTAAATTCAAAGTTGACGATATTGAAACTGCTATGTCTCACGTGAACTTTAAAGAAGTTGCATCTTCATCTGCCGCTTACGCTTTGCGTGACGCATTTGACGAAGGCGTAATGGCTACAATGTTCGCAGGTGTTTCAGCTTCAAGCCCTAACCACATCCTTGGTAGCGACAGTGCTACTGACCTAGCCGCAGGAACTCTTGACGGCACAGGTAACTTGGATATTGGTTTCGGTTCTAACGAGCACGATCCTTTGGATGTCATGGCACACATGGCCCGTCTACTTGACGAGCAGAACATCCCAGAAGAAGGCCGTTGGTTCTTAGCTCCACCTAGCTTCTACGAGCAACTATCACAGTCTAGCTCTAAGCTAATGTCAGTGGACTTCAACGCAGGACAGGGATCAATCCGCAATGGTTTGGTATCTTCCGGCAAGTTACGTGGTTTTGACATGTACAAGTCTAACAACATTGCCGCTACTTCAAATGCCGCAGGTAAGATCCTTGCAGGACACATCAGTTCTACTGCAACGGCTCAGACCATCACAAGCACTGAGGTTCTTCGTGACCCAGATAGCTTCGGTGACATTTGTCGCGGTTTGCATGTTTATGGTGCTAAAGTACTACGCCCTGACGCATTAGTATCTGCGTTCTATGGTGTTGACTAAGTAAGCAACTAGAGACGGGGGTGTAAAAACCCCCTGATCTTTAAAGGAGTTAACATGCCACAGGTAGGAAGTGATTCAAAACCTTTAATGGTTAGAGGTAAAACAAGAAATAGAATACTAGGCGATACAGGAAGTTGGTATAAGCCTGAAAACAAAAAGAAATTTGACGATAACTGGGATGCTATCTTTAACAAACCAGACACTAAAACAGAATCAAAGGCGAAATAAGATATGGCAACAACTTACCTTGAACTAACTAATGAGCTTTTGCGTGAACTCAACGAAGTTGCCTTAACGTCAACAACTTTTGGAGCCGCACTAGGTGTACAGCAACATGTTAAAGACTCAGTAAATCGTGCTTACTTTGATATTATAACTCAAGAACCACAATGGCCTTTTCTATCTGTTGCAGAAAGCGGTGCAGTAGACCCCATGTACGGAAACGTGTACGTTGAAACAGTAGCAGGACAACGCTTCTTTGAGTTAAAACCTGCTAGTTCTAGCATTACAACTGACTATAGCTCTATAGATTGGGATAACTTTTATCTTACTACTGTAGGCGTAACAGATGAAGTAGCACCCTATGAAAGTCGCAACCTTCGGTTTTTAAGTACTGAAGAGTGGAAAGACTATCGCAGAGTCAGTGAAAACTTAGATGACGCAGACACACAACAATACGGCGTACCCAACGCTGTAATCAGAAGCCCAGACTCACGGAAGTTTGGACTCAGCCCTATCCCCGATAAGGTCTATCGCATTTGGTTTTATGCGTGGAACCTACCTACAAAATTATCAGCGCATGGAGACACTATAGTATTTCCAGATTTATATACTGGTGTTCTTCAAGCTAGAGCTAGATACTATATCTGGCAGTTTAAAGACAACCCTCAAGCGGCTTCGTTCGCACTAGATGACTACAAAAAAGGATTACGCAGTATGCGTTCTAACCTTATTGAGCCTTCGCCTTCTTATATTAAAGATGATCGGATGAGGTTCGTTTAATGGCCGCTTCACAACCCTTTGGTATCTCTTGCAGGGGTGGGTTAAATACCAACCTAAATCAGCTTGAGATGCTTGCTCAGCCCGGAGTTGCTACAGAGTTATTAAACTTTGAAGTAAACCCTGACGGCGGGTACAGACGCGTAAACGGCTACACAGCTTTCGGCTCTGCGCGGCCTAACGGTGGCGCTACTATCCTTGGTCTTAATGTTTACGCAGACGGTGTAATTGTTTGTAGCAACACAGGAATTTTCTTTAGTGTTGATGGAGGAAGTTGGTTAGAAATTAACAAAGCAAGCGTAGCAAGCGGTGGAGATAATTACTCAACTTTTAGCGGGCGTAGCGCAGACGCTAGATCTGGACAAGCCCAAGTAACCTTTACAATCTTTGAAGGTAACACAGACTACGGGCAGATAATAATTACTGACGGAGTTAATAAGCCTTTCATATTTAGCATGTCAGGAACAGGTGGCTTAACTTCTCGCACATTTTTTGCAGAAGAAATTACCGTAGACGGAACAACAGCACCTACAGTTTGTGTTATCCACGACAGCCACTTGGTTGTTGCAGGAGCGCCAAGCGCAAAAAACACAATCTTTTATAGTTCAACGCTCGACCCAACTAGTTTTTCTGGTAACGGTGGTGGAGCCGCATTACTTCCAGATCAAGTAGTAGGTATTAAAAGTTTCCGTGACGATCTAATGATCTTCTGTAGAAACAGTATACATAAGCTTGTAAACATTAATGATGCTAACAGCATTGCTATTGTACCTGTTACACAAAACGTGGGCTGTCTTAGCTCTCACAGCATTCAAGAAATTGGCGGTGACTTAGTATTCCTTAGCCCAGACGGTATTCGTTCTGTAGCGGGTACAGCACGTATTGGTGACGTTGAATTAGGATCAGTTAGCCGACAGATACAATCTGTAATATCTACACTTGCAAAGTCTGTAAATACTTTTACGCTTGCAAGTACAGTACTTCGCAGTAAGTCACAGTACAGATTGTTTTTTAGTCAGGTAGGCGGTAGTTCAACATCAGCACTTGGTATTATAGGAACCTTAACACCTAACGGCTTTGAATGGGCTGAAACAAAAGGAATACAAGCAACAGGCATTACAGCAGGTTTTGATAAGTCTGGTGTAGAAAAAACATATCACGGTGACAATAAAGGATACATATATAACCACGATACAGGCAACTCTTTTTCTGATGGCGGCGTAGCGTTTAATATCAGCGCAAAATATAGCACACCCAATTATGATTTTGGAGACATTGGAACTAGAAAGACTTTGTACTATGTAAAAATATCTGTTTCTCCTGAAGGAGAGATACTACCGTTTTTAAGACTTCGGTATGACTACGAATCTTTAGACATTCCGCAACCTGCTCCTTATCCAGTAGCGGGTATTCCAATTCCTTCGGCTTTTGGGTCAGCTATATTTGCGGCCGCCACGTTCGGTGGAAGTAAAGATCCAATGTTTAGACAAGCAGTAGAAGGTAGTGGACACGTAGCAAACTTTAGAATTACCAGTGATGACCAAAACGCACCCTACGCAATTAACGGCTTATACGTTGATTACGTTCCATCAGGCAGGAGATAACCAGAATGGCAGGAACAAGTTATACACGACAAAGCACACTTACCGATGGCGATACAATTACCGCCGCACTCTTTAATGACGAATACAATAAACTTGTATCTGCGTTTGCGTATACTACTACTGGAACTACTGGACACCAACATGATGGTGGTTCGGCTGAAGGTGGTAACATACATACAATTGGTGATCAAGACTTTCTTAATAAGATTGTAGTTGATAGCACTAACAACCGTTGGGGTGTTTTTGTACAGGTTAGTGGTTCAGCAGTCGAACAGATTCGCATCCAAGACGGTGCAATTGTACCTGTTACTGATAGTGACATTGACTTGGGTACAAGTTCTTTAGAGTTTAAGGACGGCTACTTTGATGGAACAATCCACGTAGACACCTTAGACGTAGACGCTAACGCAACTGTTGCAGGAACACTGGCTGTAACAGGCAATACAACTGTAGGTGGAACGCTTGTAGTTACTGGTACTACAACACTTAATGGCGGTACACTAACTCTAGGTGACGCGGCAAGTGACAATGTTGTATTCGGTGCTGATGTAAACAGTAATATTATCCCTAACACTGACAGTGCATTTGACCTTGGAAGCTCTTCGCAGGAATGGAGAGACTTGTATCTTGATGGTACTGCACACATAGATACACTAGATGTAGATGTGAACGCAACCGTTGCAGGTACGCTTGGTGTTACAGGTGTATTAACTGCTTCTTCTTTAGATATCTCTGGAGATATTGATGTAGATGGCACAACAAACCTTGACGTTGTTGACATAGATGGTGCAGTTGACATGGCTTCTACGCTTGCTGTTGCAGGTATTGTAACCGCTAATGCAGGTGTAAAAGTAGACAACATTACAATAGACGGTACTGAAATAGATTCAAGCGGTGCTTTAACACTAGACGTTGCAGGTAACATAACTCTAGATGCTGATGGCGGCACAGTTACTTTTGCAGACGCAGGTAGCTCACTAGGCACAATTACTTCTTCGGGCTACTCAGGCACATCGGCTGTAGCTACAACCGTTACAATTACTGACAACGAAAACACAAACGAAAACAATGCTATTATCTTTACAGCGGGTGGCGACTTAGACGGTGGTAACTTAGGCTTAGAGTCTGATGGAGACTTATACTATAACCCAAGCACAAGCACACTAACTGTTCCTAATGTTTCAGTAAGCGGGACATTTACTACAGTTAACAGTGTGACTATGGATTCTAACAACGCTGTAATCTTTGAAGGCTCTACAGCCGATGCACACGAAACAACTCTAACCTCTGTAGACGCTACAGCAGATCGGACTATTACATTGCCGAATGTCTCAGGTACAGTTCCTGTATTAGCTGTAGCAAGCAATACACAAATTACTTCTACACCCGAAGAGCTAAACGCACTAGATGGTATCACAGCAGTAGTAGGCGAACTGAATGCTCTTGACATTGGCTCAACAGCCGTAGGCACAGCAGTAGCTTCTAAGGCAGTAATCCTAGATAGTAACAAAGACTATACAGGCATACGGAACTTAACCATTACTGGAGAACTTGACGCGGCCACATTAGATGTGTCGGGTGCTATAGATGTTGCAGGAACTACTAACCTTGATGTCTTGGACGTAGATGGTGCTGTAAACTTTGCGGCAGACGTAACCTTTGCTAACGGCGCAGATATCATCACGGCTTCAGCAGGAACAAGCAACTTCCGCGCAGGTGTCAACGCAGGTAACAGCATTGCAAGCGGTGGTAATTATAATGTTGTCGTGGGCGATGAAGCAGGTACGGCTCTGACTACGGGTGACGGTAATGTTGCTGTGGGCTTTGATGCCCTAAAGACTGAAGATGCAAATGGCTTTAATACAGCCATTGGTTTTGAAGCTCTTAAAACATTGAATGCAGGAGCAGACGCAGGTAATACCGCAGTAGGCTATCAAGCAGGGGTAGACCTAACAACAGGGGTTCAGAACGTACTTATAGGTTACGTTGCAGGGCCAGACCTTACTGATGCAGATTTTAATGTTGCTGTAGGTGTAGGTGCGTTATTTAATGACCACAAGGGTAACAAGTCTACGGCTATTGGGCATAACGCCTTGGTTACTCAAGACTTTGCAACTTCCACAGATACCTTTAATACCGCTGTAGGCTATGCCGCAGGTGGTGGAGTTACCACAGGGGTTAACAACACCCTTATCGGTGCGCTTGCAGGAGATGCAAACACCACAGGTGAAAGAAATACCTCAGTAGGTACCTCGTCTTTAACAACAAATACAACAGGTACTGGAAACTCAGCTTTTGGTTTCAAGTCTTTAGAAAACAGCACCACCGCTTCTAACAATACAGCATTTGGTCAAGATACTCTTAGAGCAACTACCACTGGTGCAAGTAATGTAGCTATTGGTATAGACGCTATGGATGCAAACACAACAGGGGCAGACAATGTTGCCGTTGGTAGAGATGCATTAGGAGCCAATACCACAGCGGCTAGTAATGTTGCTGTTGGAAGAACTGCTCTAGGAGCAAACACCACAGGGGCTTCAAACATAGCAATAGGTTCTTTAGCATTAGACGCTAATACTACAGGTTCTTTTAATACAGCGTTGGGCGATAGAGCTTTAACTACTAATACTACAGCAGGTGGAAATGTAGGAATTGGTGCAGATTCATTGTTTGCAAACACCACAGGAGCAAGTAATACTGCTATAGGTGCTGATTCACTAAAAGCAAATACTACAGGTGCTGAAAACGTAGCAGTCGGTGTAAATGCACTAGACGCAAACACAACTGGTGCATCTAATGTAGCAGTAGGACAAGGTG